CAAGCAGTGCCGGTAAATGGGTTGGGTGACGGTGCAAGTCCGTGTATTGCCACTTGCGGCCAAGGGTTGCGACCCCTACGCTCCCGCCGTATCTGGTTGACTGATTTTGGTTTCTGGGTAGAATTCGCGCATGTCTCAAGGCAGAAGGTGACCGCCTACTCGCGTGCCGAAGAGACCATGAAAAGCCAGCGGCGGTGCTGGCTTTTCGCTTTTACGGCCTTCGCCAAAGCAACTCTCCTGTTCGCTTGGATTCCAAATAAACTTGAGACTTTGATTGGTATCCGCTCCAGCCCGTCCACGATTTGCCTTCTTGTTTGAATGCTGCCAGCAAAGCGGTAACTTCTCCTCCAATGACGTACCGTGTCAAAAACATCAGCGTTTGATCTTTGTGACTTCCCTCTTGTAGCCAAATTTCATCTGGGCGAATGATTGAATCAGCCAGGAAAAGCAAATGCAGATCACGCTTTTCTCTGCCAATCTTCAGTTCTTTGGTCAGGTGATCTGTGAACATGTCGATTGACAAATAAAGCGCATGCCCCGTCGGGGAAACCAGTGTCCCAGATGATTCGCCATCCAATCCTAGCGTGGACATGAATTTATTGAAATGGTCCCTCCATCGACCACCTGAAATTGGCGAAAGCAATTGAAGCTGCGACGACCGTGGAGCTGGCATTGGCGCTGTAGGGTCTGGTCGGTCATGCATATCATCCAGCATT